GCAAAATTTGAAACACCAATTAAAACAGCATATGCTGCATTAAGTCCTGCTGTACCTGTATTTTTTGATAATTTTGGCGATGTTACATCAGATGCTGATAGCGAATTTGTTTATGTTAATATTCAATTTGGAATTACAACTCAAGCATCTTTAACTGGTCAATTTGATCAGATTCAAGGAATTGTAGTAATTAGGGCTTTTGCTGAAAAAGATAAAGGGCCAGCTAGAAGTCAAACTTTAATAAATACTGCTTTTACAAGTTTACAAACAATAAACAATACAGGACAGCCTACAAGTGGGGTTCATGTAAGAACTGGAGAGATTACTGGGCCTACATTTGAAGATGATAGACCATTTTTTGTATCAACAATCGAAACAAATTTTCAAGCTACAGTAATTTCTTGAATCTTTACTGTAATTCACGCTATCCTATAGACATATCGGGTAGTACCCGTATGTTCAAACCTTAGAATTATTAATCATGGCTACAGTTCTATCGGGTACTTCGGGAGCGTTATATTATTCTCCTGCTGGTACAAGCGTAACAACTCTTACAGCAACAGCTTTTCCTTCATCAGGAGGAAATATTACTGTTGGATCTCAGTTGGGTTACAAAGTTAATGACACAGTAACACTTGCATATCCAGGTGGATCTACAATAACCAACTGTATCCCACCAGCAGATTATTTCGTAAAAACTTATGATGCTTCAACTGGTGTTATGACAGTTTCTTCTACAGCAGGAGGAGCAGCAGTAACAGCTTCAGCAGCACCTACTTTTGTCGCTGGTACATTTGCAAGCATTACATTTACAAAACCATTAGTTGTTGGATCTGTAAGAGAGTGGAGTTTTGAGATAACCAGAGCAGAAATTGACGTAACAAGTATTGGTCAGACTGTTACTCAAACCGCACCATTTAGAACCTTTATCTCAGGTTTCGCTGATGGTAGTGGTTCTGCTAGTGTTTATTCCACAGACGATGACACACTTCTATCCAGTAGAATGGTTGAAGACGTTATCCAACGTCAGCAAGCTGGTGCACAGGTAAAACTCTATATTGATCGTCAGATGAGCGGTGCAAACGTAGACGAAACTGCAAGTAGATCAATTACTGCTGATATTATTCTTACTTCTGCAAGTTTCAACGTAAACCCAGATGATGGACAGGTTGTAGAAATAGCCTTCAGACCTAGTGCTGCTCCTACATTTGACCTAGCTAAAACTTAATTAAATTAGCATAAGTTAACGAACCTCAGTTTACCTGGGGTTTTTTTATGTTTTGCATTAGAATAATAGTATACTATTTTATTTTTATGCCCACTACCACTTCAGCATTAGACAAATTAAGAAAAGCTGCAAATCTCGAACCTTCTAAAAAAGAAGTTGAATTATCTGATGGTTCTATTTTTGAAATGTATGTAACTCCACTAACAATGGCAGAGAGAGAAAGAGCACAAAAACAAGCTAAAAGTGATGATGCCAATGCTTTTGCTTTACAATTACTTATTGCTAAAGCACAAGATGAAAATGGTAGGAAATTATTTAGTGCAGGAGAAATTGATGTTTTAAAAAATGAAGTGAAAGACTCTGATCTTCAAAGTTTGATGTTAGCTGTTATAAATTCTGACGAGGAAACACCTGACCCAAAGAACTAGCTGCCCAACTAAAAAGAGATAATCTTATGATGTTGCAATTTGGTGTTGCAAAAGAATTAGGTAAATCTTTAGTTGAAGTTAGAGGTATGACATTACAAGAACTTATTGGTTGGAGTGCATATTTTCAGATATTAAATGAAGCACAAGAAAAAGAGTTTGAAAAAGCAAAACGAAGGAGATAAGCTAGAATAAGGTTAATTTTTATTTTCTATTGTGGCAACAAAAGCCCAAATACAAGTATCTGTTGCTGGTTTTAAACAGTTACAAAACTTACAGGCTAGTGTAAAGGCTTTAGCACCACAGATAGATCAGGCGAATGCAGCATTTATAAGATTTAGTGGTGCTTCACAAAAGACTTTACCTATAATTTCAAATTTTAGTAGGGTTTTACGAGAAAATCAAAAACTATTTGCCAGTACAATATTAAGTAATAAAGAAGCTGTTACTGCTGCTAGGAATCAAACATTAGCAGAAAAAGAATTAAATAATGAATTAGCAAGAAGAAATGCAGTATTAAATAAAGCAAGAGGAATAAAATCTGATCCTATTGCAAAATCTATTGCTCGTAATCGAGCTAAATTTAGCGATGATAACGCTCCAGCATTTGAAAATATAAGAGATTTACCAAGTGGATCTAAACGCCCTTCTCGTTTTGCTCAATTTTCACAAGATGCGACAAAGATTAGTGCTCCAAGATCACCTGTAGAAGCAAAAATTCAAGCGGATTTAAAAAATCAAAAAAGAATAACGCAAGAAATTGCAGATATTCGTAGTAGAAGTGCTAAAAAAATAGAAGCAAGTAATAAAAGAGTAGAAGCAAGTCTTAAAAAAAGGAAAAAAATTCTTGAAGATTCAAGAAAAGAAGAAATAAAAGCACAAACTCGGATAGAAAAGATAAGAAGTAAAGACAGTGTAAGAAGAAAAAGAGATTTCTTAAATAGACCTGACATTAAAATTAGGCGAGGTTTAACAGGTAGATCTGCACAGGCACGAGCAACTAGACAACGGGCAGCAGGTAGTGCATTAATTGGTGGTGGTTTCCCTCTGTTATTTGGTGGAGGGCCATTACAAGCACTTGCTGGTGGTTTAGGTGGTGGTATTGGAGAATTACTTGGTAAAGGTGGTGGATTTGCTGGTTCTATTGCTGCTACTGCTATTGCTCAAACAATTCAGCAAGCTATTACTGCTATTTCTGAATTAGGACAGGCTTTAGGGCCGTTTACACAAGACACTCAAGCAGCAACGGCTGCAATGGGATTACAAGGTTCTGCTCAAGAAGCACAACTGAAAAGAATTGAACGAACTCAAGGAAAGACAGCAGCTTTCAATGCTGCAATGAAAATGATGGAAAATAGAATAGGACAAAGTGGTGTACAAAAAATTAAAGAGTTTGGAGAAACAACTAGGATATTAGGTACGATATTTGGAACTGCTATGTTAAGATTGCAAGCATTTGCTGCTGGCGTTGCAAATTTTGTTGCCAAATTACTTGCAGGGGAAGACAAATTAAAAGAAGCTGACATTAATAAGTCTGTTGAAGATGCTGCTGCTGGAGGAAATGAAGAGGCTAAAGCTCTTTTGGCTAGAGAAGAAGAAATAGAAAAAACAGGGTATAGACGTGTTGGTCATGGTGGACATAGAAGGATGGTGAAATTTGGAACTAAACAGAAAGTAGAGGAACTTAAGAGAGACAAAGAAATTTTTGCGATCAGAAATAAAATCAGTTTGGCTAATGACGAAGTTACATCTAAATCTCAAACTTTAGTAGAAGAAAAAAGAAAAGAATTTGAATTAAATGAAAAAATTAAAAATTTAGTTGATGGTGGTATGAACCCAGCACTTGCAAAATCTTTAGCGACAGTAGAACAAACATTTGATGCAGAACAAAAAATTCTTGAAGAAAAAGCAAAACAAGCAGAATTAGATTTTAATAAGGCTAAAGATGCTGGAGTCGAAAAAGAAAAATTAACAGAAATAGAAGATATATTTAATGCTCACACTCTAGAATTAGAAAAGCATAATAAGTTAAGAAAAGAGGCAGTTGACCTTACAGAAGATTTGCATGATCAAACAGATTTAGTAGGAAAAGCCTTTGAAGAATTATCTTTGTCAATCAATAATGACATTAAAGAAGGTATTAAAGGACTTATAAAAGGAACATCAACCTTGGGTGATATGTTAAATAATATTGCTGATAGATTTTTAGATATAGCACTTAATCAAGCATTATTTGGTTCAATATTAGGTTCAAAAGGAGATAAAGGTGGAGGATTATTAGGTGCTATTGGTTTATTTGCTAACGGAGGTAGGCCACCAGTAGGTAAACCTTCAATAGTAGGAGAAAAAGGGCCAGAGTTATTCGTACCAAGGTCATCTGGAACGATTGTGCCCAATAACAAACTTGGAGGTGGCGGTAGTACCAGTGTTGTTGTTAATGTAGATGCATCAGGCTCAGATGTTCAAGGTGATGAAGCTGGAGCGAAAGAACTTGGAACTCTCATATCTGTTGCAGTGCAAGGAGAGTTATTGAAACAACAAAGACCTGGAGGGCTACTTTCTAGTTTACGCTAATGGCTACTTTTCCTAGTTACAACCCACAATATTCTGCTACAAAACGTAGTCAGTCAAATCTTAGAATTACTCAATTTGGAGATGGCTACCAGCAAAGAACTACCTTTGGTTTGAATCAAGATCCAAAAGTTTGGAATCTTACATTCAATGTTGATGATGGAGATGCAGATGAGATCGAAACATTTTTAGAAGCTAGAGGAAAAGATGGGGCATCATTTGATTGGTCACCTCCTGATACAACAACAACTTTTAAATGGATATGCAGAAGTTTTAATAGAGAAATGTTTGACTCTGATAGAAGTAGAATTACAGCCAGCTTTGAAGAAGTGTTTGAACCCTAATGGCAGTACCAGTATCGGCTTTACAAGAAATAAATCCTGGAGCAGTAATAGAACTGTTTACTTTGCAACTTGATGCAACATTACATGGTTCAACTACAATTTATAGATTTCATAATGGTGCAAATCTAAATGCAAATGGAGAAGTTGTGTGGGCTGGTAATACTTATCTAAGATTTCCTATTGAGTGTGCTGGTTTTGAATTTACAGGAACAGGAACTTTACCAAGACCCACTATATCTGTCAGCAATATTTTTGGAACGCTTACTGCAATTATGCAGAACGTAAATCAGACCACAGTTGGTAATGATTTAAATGGTGCAAAATTAACAAGAATTAGAACTTTGGCACGTTTTTTGGATGCTGTTAATTTTGAGGGTAATACAAATCCTTATGGAACACCTGATCCAACAGCAGAGTTTCCACAAGAAATTTATTTTTTAGATAGAAAAGTTAGTGAAAATAGAGATGTAGTTCAATGGGAAGCAATATCAGCCCTAGACTTGGTCAATGTAAAATTACCAAAAAGGATTGCTACTAGAGATATTTTCCCTGGCATTGGTACGTTTGTTGGATGACTTGGCAGGATATTGCACTTAAACACGCAGAAAAAGATGCACCACATGAAGCGTGTGGGTTATTAGCTGTTTATAAGGGTAAAGAAAAGTATTTTCCTTGTAAAAATCTTGCAGAGGATTTAGGTGAACAATTTATTATTGATCCTGATGATTGGGTAAAAGCTGAAGATGCTGGAGAAGTTATTGCTGTTTTCCATAGTCATCCACAGATACCACCATTTCCTAGCCAAGCTGATCTTGCAAGTTGTGAATATTTAGATTTACCTTTTTATATTGTTACTCCAGAGACAAAAGAATGGCACTACTTTGAACCATCTGGTTATAAAAAAGGATTAATTGGTAGGCAATGGGTGTGGGATATTCAAGATTGTTGGACTTTAATTACTGATTGGTATAAAGAAAAGAAAAATATAGAAATAAAACATTGGAAACGACCCAAAAGCCCTGAAGAATTTAGTAAGTCACCTTTATTTGAATACGCTCTACCTAAATTGGGTTTTACAGAAATAGATGATAATGTTGAAACAGAAGTTGGGGATGTTTTTATTATGGATACAGGATTAGGAACTTTGGATCATGCTGCTGTCTATATCGGAGATCAAACCATTCTTCATCATTGTGTGAAAAGACTTAGTTGCAGAGAAACTTATGACCAAAAGTATATAGAATGGACAAAGAAGAGGTATCGCTATGCTCAGTAAAATAAAAGTTTACGGAAGATTAGCTCGATTTCTTGGAGAGCGTACATTCGAGGCTGAAATATCAACTCCACTTCATGCCTTTAAGTTTTTACTAGCAAACTTCCCTCATTTGGAACGGCATATGATGGAACAAAATTACTGTATTAAAGTCGGTAAAGATGAGATTGATGAGACAGAATTATTTAATCCGATAGGTCAACAGGAAATAAAAATAGTACCAGTAGCTACAGGTTCTAGAGGTTTTACAAGAGTATTAGCTGGAGTTGCATTAATTGGATTAACAGTAGCAACAGGTGGTTTTGGTACTACTGCTGGATTTTCTGGATTAGGGTTTTCGGCAAGTGCTGGAGCGGCAGCAGGAGCGAAAATTACACTAGGAGCAGGATTGGCGGCAGCAGCAGGAAATTTAGGTATTTACTTAGCATTGTCTGGAGCAGCACAGATGCTTACTCCCGTTCCACAACCTCCTGGAGTTTCAGAAGATCCACAATCTCAAAACTTTTCATTTAGTGGAGTGCAAAATACATCAAGAGCAGGAACAGCAATACCTGTAATTTATGGAGAAATTTTTGCTGGTTCTCTAGTAGTATCAGCAGGAATTGATACAGTACAGATAAAAGGTACAGCGTAAATGGGAATTGTTAATCGCTCCGAAGATGATGTAGTAGTAGATTCCTCGCTACCCTCTGATGCCTTATCGAGTAAACAATTTGCGACTATTGTTGATGTTCTTAGCGAAGGTGAAATAGAAGGCTTTCCTTCGGCAGCAGCATTTACAAAAGGCACAGCCAACTACAACACAGCAGCATTAAAAGATGTATTTTTAGGAAAAACTCCAGTATTAAGAGCTAGTGCTGATCCAACAAATACTCAGGCTACCGATTTTAACTTTCAAGATGTAGAGTTTGAGCCTAGATTTGGTACATCAAATCAAACATTTATCTCTGGTATTGCCAATATTGAATCTGAAACTAATGTCGGATCAAAAGTAGAAAATGGAACTCCTATATCAAGACAGATAACAAACTCCAATATTAATGCTGTTAGAGTTACTCTTCGATTTAATGGGTTACAAAAATTTGAAACTAACGGAGATGTTAATGGTGCATCAGTAGAGCTAACAATAAAAATTATTCAAAATAATGGAACGACAAGTACTCCAATATCTGACACAGTTACAGGAAGAACTTCTTCTGCATATAACAGAGATTATCGAATTGATCTACCCAGTAGCCTTAATTATCCAATAACTGTTCAAGTAGCAAGAGTAACTGCTGATGCTACTGATCCAAATAGACTAAGAGATGAATTTTTCTTTCAATCTTTTACTGAAATTATTGATGAGCAAAGACCTTATCCTGATATTGCTCATTTAGCTTTAAGATTCGACTCTGAACAGTTTTCATCTGTTCCAAGGAGAATGTATAAAGTTCGTGGGGTAAAGATAAAAATACCTCACAACGGAACTGTAGAAGCTGCAACAGGAAGAATAACTTACACAGGAACATTTAATGGAACGCTTACTACATCTAAAGTTTGGTGTTCTGATCCAGCTTGGATTTTATTTGATCTTTTAACAAATGTTAGATATGGATTAGGAGATCATATTACTGAAGCTCAACTTGATAAATATGCTTTTTATAGTGCTTCTGTTTATTGTTCTACTTTGGTCGATGATGGAGCAGGAGGACAAGAACCTAGATTTAGCTGTAATACTATTCTTCAAGCAAGACAAGATGCTTATGAAGTTGTAAATTCTCTTACTTCTGTAATGAGATCCATAAGTTTTTGGACCGCTGGTTCTCTTACAATTTCACAGGATAGACCTACAGACCCTAGCTATTTATTTAATCTTTCAAACGTAACATCAGCAGGATTTGGATATTCTGGTACGAGTCTTAAAACAAGAGCAACTGTAGTTTCCGTGTCATATTTTGACATGGATAACCAAGAGTTAGACTTTGAAACTGTAGAAGATTCCTCTGCAAAAGCTAAGTACGGCGTTTTACATAAAAAAATTACAGGATTTGGCTGTAGTTCGAGGGGTCAAGCTGCAAGATTAGGTAGATTTTTATTATTTGAGGAACAAAATTCTACTGAAACGATTAATTTTACTACTGGTTTATCAGAGGGAGTTGTTGTAAGACCTGGGCAAGTTATCGAAGTCAGCGATCCAGTAAGGGCAGGATTAAGAAGAGGAGGAAGAATAAAGTCAGCGACAACAACAACTGTCACAGTAGATAACACTGAAGATACAGATTTAGATGCTACAAATAACCCCACACTTAGCGTCATCCTGTCTGATGGATCAGTAGAAACAAAACCTGTTAGTGGTATTTCTGGTGCTGTTATTACAGTATCTTCTGCTTTTTCATCTGCTCCAAATGCAAATAGTGTTTGGATCTTAAGTAATACCACCTTGCAAACTACTCAATGGAGGGTGGTCAGCGTAACTGAAGATAAAGATAACTATGCAATTATTGGAACAGCTTATAACTCAGGGAAGTTTGCATTTATTGAAGATGGATCTCCTCTTCCTGTTAGAAATGTAACGATATTAAATGCACTAAAAGATGCTCCTAGTGATTTAACTGCTACTCAACAGTTTTATGTTGAAAATCAAAAAGCAAAAGTAAAAATTATTCTTGACTATGAAGCTGTTCAAGGTGTCAGCCAATATAGAGTTCATTATAGAAAAGACAATGGGAACTTTGTTAGTACTACTGTTACTGGAACTGACTTTACAATATTTGATGCAAGTGAAGGAACTTATGAATTTAGAGTATTCAGTTTAAATGCAGCATTAGAAACATCAGCAGAACCAGCTACATTAACGAAAGATTTTGCAGGAAAAACTGCAATTCCAGCAGACATGACAGGGCTTACTGCTGAACCTATTAGTGGTAAATTAATACGTTTGAAGTGGAATAGATCAGCAGATATTGACGTTACTCATGGTGGATTGGTTTACATCAGGCATGATAGTTCTGGGACTGATGGTTCTGGTACGTTTGAGAAAGCTGTTGACTTAATAGAAGCTGCTCCAGGAAACTCAACTGAAGCAATAGTTCCAGCTATTACTGGAGAATACATCCTCAAATTTCAAGATGATGGTGGTAGATTTAGTGCAGGAGAAGCTAGTGTTGTTGTTAATATTCCAGAAGTTACAGATGCTTTACTTGTTCAGACTAGAAGAGAAGATTTAGATAGTCCTAAGTTTCAAGGTGCAAAAGTTAATACAGCTTTTGATGCACCAACAAATTCTCTTAACTTAATTGGTGTAGGACAATTTGATGACATCGGTGGCAGTATTGCAGGAACATTCGATGATGTGGGTTCATTAGATGACATTGGTGGAATATCCCCATCAGGCACTTATGACTTTGCATCTACACTAGATCTAGGGGCTGTATTTAGTCTTGATTTAGTAAGACATTTCAAAACAGAAGGTTTTTATCCTTCAGATTTATTTGATTCTAGAATTGCGAATTTAGATACTTGGGGAGACTTTGATGGTGATGATGCTAATGCTGTAGATGCTCAATTATTTGTACGAACCACACAAGATGATCCTTCGGGTTCTCCTACATATAGCGACTTTCAAAACTTTACGAGTGGTACTTTTAAAGCAAGAGGTTTTCAATTCAGAACAGTTCTTACCAGTAGTGATCCAGCACAGGATATTAGAGTATTTCAGTTAGGTTATTCTGCAAAATTTGAAAGAAGAGTAGAGCAAAGTTCTTCTGTTCTTACTTCTAGTGGTTTAACTACAGTTCCATTTAGCTCTCCTTTCTTTGTTGGCACGGCTGCTCTCGGTGGTGCTAACAGTAGCCTTCCAGCAGTTAACGTCACTGCTCAAAACTTAGCTTCTGGAGATTTCTTTGAAATATCAGATGTTACTGCAAGTAATTTTAAGATACATTTTAAAAATTCATCAAATGCTTCTATAAGTAAGCAATTCACATTTACGGCTGTTGGTTTTGGAAAAGGATAGTATAAT